GGTGTGTCAGAGCCATTGATATTGATGCTGGCTTGGGTAAGCAAGAAGGAATTTCTGCTTATCTCGCTGACCAAATCAGAGAATGTGGAAAATCAGATAAACGCATATCTTATGTAATTCATAATCACCATATTGCTAGCAAATTGCTCAATTGGAAATGGCGTCGATATAAAGGCATTAATCCTCACACTAAACATATTCATATCAGTTTTAACAAATCAGGCGATAAAGATGGCTCATTTTTTAACATCCCACTACTAGGAGGCAATTCATGAAACTAAGCAAAAAACACAAGGCAGCAATTAAGTCATATTTGAGAGCTGTTGCAGCTTCTGGCATTACTGTGGCACTTGCCATTGTTGCTGATATTCGACCAGAACTAGCAGTTCTTGCTGGGGCATTAGTTGCACCAATTGCCAAAGCATTAGATCCAAAGTCCGGCAGTGAAGCTGATTATGGAATTAATGCCAAATGACAGCAGCAGATTGGGTCGCTATCGCTTCAGGCGTGTGCGCCGTATCAGGCAGTTTATTTATGGGTCTGCGTTGGGTTATTAAATCTTACTTAGCCGAACTTAAACCAAATGGAGGCAGTTCCTTAAAAGATCAAATGAATCGACTTGAACAGCGTGTCGATGATCTATATTTGCTATTAGTTAAGAAATAATTTCTGACATGGCGAACACACGAAAACCTATCAAACGCAAAAAGATTAATCGTCGAGTCGTTCGCCAAACTCCTGAGCCATTAACAAAGATCGATCAACATTACATGGCTTTGCATGAATGCTATAAAGCAGCTAGAAAAGCAGGATTCACACCTGAGCACGCATTTTGGCTGATGACTGAACATAAGACTTTCCCTGATTGGATTGTGGGCGATGGTGGGATAATCCCATCAATAGATCCAACTGACGATGAGGATGACGATTAAGCGATACTTGGTTATTTCGGATTTACAGATCCCTTACCACCATGAAGTAGCAGTCAAGAATGTAATTAAGTTAGCAAGACGGGAGCGGTTCGATAGTGTACTTTGTGTTGGCGATGAAATTGATTTTCAAACCATTAGCCGATGGGCTGAGAAAACACCTTTGGCTTATCAACAAACTTTGGACGATGATCGTTCAGCTACTCAGGAAATCCTTTGGGCTCTCACAGAGCACAGCCGAGAAGCTCATATTATCCGCAGTAATCATACTGATCGCTTATATAACACTTTATTAAAAGTGCCAGGGCTAATCAGCCTACCTGAATTGCAATATGCCAAGTTCATGGATTTCGATTCTATGGGCATTACATTCCATAAAACATTTTATGAATTTGAAAAGGGCTGGATCTTGGCTCATGGCGATGAAGGCAACATGAATCCTAACGCCGGGCAGACTGCCCTAAATCTTGCCAAAAAGGCAGGAAAGAGCGTGGTTTGTGGGCACACTCATAGGTTGGGTATGTCAGCCTACTCAGAGGGGCTCTATGGGGCTTATAGACCCCTTTACGGGGTTGAAACAGGCAACCTCATGAACAGGGCAAAAGCATCCTATACAAAAGGCTTGGCTAACTGGCAAATGGGCATCGTCATTATGGACTGGGATGGCAAGAATATGAATGTGCAGATGATCCCAATAAACAAAGATGGCTCATTTACAGCTCTTGGAAAGTCTTATGGGGCGTGAAACAGACTATCAGCCTCGCACGATTGATGACCATATCGATGATTTTGAGGATATTAGCGTTATCTAATTGTTATAAAACACGCCGAAAGTAATTAACCAAGCGTCCTTGCTATAGGTCATACTTTATGCATCCACAAAAGCTGTGGATATGTAAGGGAGCAACATGAACGCATGGCTAGAAGCAAGAGATATGGGTTTTGTAATCATGTGGACAATTGTCGGTTTGACTTTTGCTGCATGGCTTATTTATGAGATCCGAGATACCGCATTCCAGAATGGTTATTGGAAGGGTCGGGCTGATGGCTGGAATATGCATCGCCGAATGACCAACATCAAAGCACAGTCAGATGAGGTTTTTGATTATGACAAAAACTGAGCAGCTGTTAAATGAAGCAATCACAACTGTGCAGTCAAGAGGTCTTGTCTATGGGCATGCCTACTACAACATGGAGCGAATCAGTAAGTTGGTCGGTTCGTATCTTGAATACCCAATCATGCCTCACGATATTTGTGTCATTAACATCTTGCAAAAAATTAGTCGTTTGCAGGAAAGTCCAGGGCATTACGACAGTTTGGTCGATATTGCAGCATACGCAGCGATATACGCTCAAGTATATGATGCCGAAACAGACAGCGACTTCAAAAAAGGAGATGATCTTTAATGGCATTTAATCTTGAGGATTATGAGGATGTGGCAACACTTAACAAATGGTTTATTGCCAACTATCCAATGGGCAGATCAGATTTATCAGTTATCAGCCATGATCCTGAAAAGGGTTATATCTTGATTCAATCAACATTATGGCGGGATAGTAAAGATGCTGCACCAGCGGTAAGCAATGTGGCATTTGGATCTAGGGAAACTTACATCCCCAATATGAAGAAATTTTATGTTGAGGATACAGCTACATCAGCATTGGGTAGAGCAATTATTCTACTGAAAGGATCTGACAAAACTGCAACCAAAGATGATATGCGAAAGGTTGAAACCAATCCATCATTTAAGGAGAAGTTAGAAGCTAGGCAAAACATGTATGGCAAACCCGGATCTAAGTCAGCACAAATTGAAACGATCTTAAGAGATAGTTTTGAAGCTGATAAGAAGCCTGAGCCAGTTGCATGGTCTGTCGGTGATGTAGTTGCTGAGATTGGTGCATCAATACCTAATGAGCCACCGGCATGCCAGCATGGTCATATTCTTAAAGAGGGAATCTCCAAAGGAGGAAAGCCTTACTATGGATATGTTTGCAAAGCAAAACAATGTGATGCCAAGTGGGCAAAACTTACAGCTAACGGAAAATGGTATTTTGAAGGAGGTGAATAAATGGGTGAATTACAAATCATTGACGGCTCTGGTCTAACTGCGACTTTTACAGATGATGGAGTTAAGGTAGAGCCATCAACGACATACTGCGATATGTGCAACGATGACAGATTACTTCATGAGGGCGATCTGCTGCGGTGCTATAACTGCCACGCTATAAACAGAATTCCGTATCCAGTACATAAGGAACCAAATGCCTAATTACGAATACTTCTGTGATAGTGAGGGGTCAATGATTGTATTGGATTTACCAATGGATCATAAAATCCCTCATTGTCAAGTATGCAACGCACCATTGAGACGCATATATACAGCTGTGCCAACTATCTTTAAGGGAACAGGATGGGCTGGCAAACTTGGTTAAGTTTAGATGTAATTTCTGCTCAGCCAACAGCGAATTTGTATGGCTTGATGGATATGACACACACGAAGGATTTAGGGTTTATCAATGCCTTAAATGCTGTGGCGTTGGCGTTAAGAATCAAGCTGAATCAACCGATACTCAAGAGCCAGTAATGCGCTGCACAAAATGCGGTGCTTGGATGTTTGCAGATAAGGAGTGCCATACATGTGCGATTCTCATGATCAAGGAGAACACGAAATAGATTGGGCTTATCAAAATGAGCTGCACAAACAATGGCTTGATGATAACCCTGATGCCGGATACATAGGATGGATGTCAATTTAATGGAGGCAGGATTTGATGAAACATGGATTGATCAGTACAACATTGTGCCATTCTACGACACGCCGTCTGACCTGCGGTTTTGTTAATCGATTTGACTTGCCATGCTAGGCTGTAGTGAAGCAGTGGCTCTCAAAGCCACAAGGCGAGCCCGCAAGGGAAAGCTCGCAAGGTGCTGGCTATTAGGGATCGCTATATGTTTAGCCAACATTTCAGGCTTTGAAAAAGCACATTCCGTTGAACCTCGTACTAACCATTACAGACAATGGGCTTTTATACAGCTTAACAATCTAGATGAGTTTTACTGTTTAGATGAGTTGTATTACAAAGAATCAAGATGGAATCCAAAAGCCAAGAATGGTAGTCATTATGGTATTCCTCAAGGCAGATCTAAATACTTACAAAGAGTTGATGGATACAAGCAAGTTGATTGGGGTATCAAGTACAACAAAGTAAGATATGGTTCTATGTGTAAAGCATTAGAGCATTACAAGACTAAGGGTTGGCATTGAGTAAGAGCGCATTAAGATCTACTGGATCAACGCATAGATGGCGACAAATACGCAGTCGTATCTTGAGGCGTGATCAGTTCATTTGCCAATACTGTAATCAAGAAGCTACAACAGTTGATCATGTGATTCCTAGAAGGCTTGGAGGCTTGGATACTGACGATAATCTTGTTGCATCCTGCCGTAGATGTAATTTAAGCAAGGGGGGGCGTTTTTTTGTGAGCGCACCGACAC